ATCACCATCCATGCTATTAATAACTACACTTGTATTACTAACAGAAGCAATTTGTCCTATAAACTTTCCATCTTGGTTGTATATAAAATCATTAGGAGATAATCCCGCAGCATTAGCAGCAAGGGTTATAGTAGCACTACTAACACTTGCAACTATATTACCTGTATATGTTATATTTTTATCATCATTACTTAATACTAAATTGTTTTCTGTTAGTAAATCATTTATTGCTGTACTAGCATCAGTACCAATTGATATTGTAGAACCTAAATATAATTTAGTAGGGTCTCCTTTTATTTTTGTTTGGGTTTCTAATGTAAAGGTTTCACCAAACGAAACGACTCCATTACCAGTAAGTTTACCGCTATATTTTAATCTAATTCTTTTCAGTTTTGATGTATCGGTAATACTAGCCGTAATTGGAGTATGTTGTGAGTTAACACCGTCTGTTACATAACAGTCATAAGTTTGTCCATTTGAAAATAGAGCCATAGTATTATCAATATCTCTTCTATCAATATATGTGTACGCTTTATGTGAATCACTAGCATTAGAAGTATCTATCTCAAGAGGTAAATACATTGAATATATATTTTCACTATATTGATTTGTAGTTCCAGAACCACCACTTAATAGATTAGAAGTTTCTATATCATACTGTAGTCCTGTATCAAACATGGAATGTAAATCAATATAATCTGGGGTGTCGTCAAAGGTTTTTTCTGCTATTCTCATTAATTTATACTGAGAGCCATATGTATTTATATTAATTGCTTTATCTAAAGTTAATACATGTTGTGACCTTGAGTCGCTTCCTGCTCCTGCATCAGTTGAAGAACCTGCTGTATGTGCGGTAATTCTAGAAATAAAAGTGGGAGCACCTTCTTTTACAAATCCAGACTCAGTTACTACCTTACTAGCATTTGCATGACTCCAAGTTACATTATATGTGACACCACCAGTAGTAACCGTTTTATTATTTACATTTCTTTTACATCCCTGTATATTATTGCCATTAATACTTGTATAACTTATGTGTTCCCAATCATATAAAGGCCCCACCGTATTGCCAGAAACAACATAAGAATAATAACCCCAAATTTTAACAGTACCACTTGAAGGTAAATGTGCAGTAGATGTTAATGTTATAGTAGTATCAGTAGCATTTACAGAACTGTCATTTAGTGTAGTGCTAATATCATTTGGTAAAGCACCAACTTCTAATCTAGTGCTAACAATATAATATCCTTCTAAATTATTTACAAAGGACAACCAATTATGTTTTGATGCATCATTCATTTGGAATGTTAATTGGTCTGAATTAGCATTACGTTGAACGCCTAATGTTCCTAATGTATTTGTAGATAATCCTGTTAAATCAAACCCAGGCTTAACAAACATTTGCGCACTAAACATTACTCCTGTATCAACCTGATTGTCTTGGTGGTGTGTTGTTCTAGTAGCAGGGGTTCTACTTTCTTCACTTGATAAAATCCTTTGTTTAGTTCTTGTGCCCACAAATGCAGCATTCTTTCCTTTTCTTTTTATCATAATATTAGGCCCATGTTGGTCTATTTCAGAATTAGCAGTATGGGGGTCAAACGTATTATAGTCAGCATTTGTAGCACAATCTAAAGGAGCACTTGTAATTCCTAAATCATAACTCATGTCAGATAAACTATTCTTAATATCCTTAAAGACAGCAATGCAATTATCATATAAATGCCCTGTTCCCATTAAGAAGTTTTGTGCCTTATGTGTCTGATTACTTAGACTACTCGTACTATCAAATGTTTCTAAACATAATGCGCTTAGAACTCTAGAGGTATGGTGATAATTAGGAGGAGTATAACTATCCCAATGGTCTCTACTATTTTCCCATTGTTCTGTATCGTGGAATGCAGAAATAGCATAATACTTTTTATCAGTATTATCATTATTTCTTCTAACACCTGAAACTAATGGTATGAAAATATTCTGTGGGTCTAATGTTAAAGTAGTAGGATTATCCTCATCTCCAGTTAAAATATTATAATCAAAGTATGCTTTATCAATTGGTTCTCTTGCTAGTATTACATTTGTAAACTTAATCGGGTTTTCCGCTAAATCATTAAACCCATCATTAGTAGTTGCATATAGATTAAAGTCCATCATTCCTGGTAGTTTGTGAAGTACACTCGTACCGCCTGTTAATTTATATTCCTGTCTTAATACATACACTTTAGCATTTACTCCTGTATTGAATAACATCCAGTTGCCGCTTGTCCAATTACTACTATCTGAAGAACCGTGTAATGAAACTTGTTGCCCCTTATATACTGCTAATAAATGACCAGATGCCGCGCTATATAACATATCATTAGGTTGTACGGTAATAGTTTTATTATTACCAGAAGAGGCCGTACTAGTTTTGAATTGTATTGTTCCCTCATCCTCATCTATATCACAATAAGTTATATTACTAGTATCTGGTTCTGTTGGTGTTTTAAACCTCTGATATTTAAAGTTAGCAATTTCTGGTATTTTGCTAGTGGCTGGCATATTTTCAGCATCAACAGGATTAAAGTGCCAATCATATGTTGCTTCTACTAATCTCATAACACCCCATCTCTTAATACCATCACTATTAACAGAACTAGATGAAATCTGACCAGTTTGATAATTGCTTTCTTTCATTAGTGCTTCACTACTTGTTCCTTGATAATTAGCATGACTAATAGAGGCACCATCTTGTGAATCTGATTCTAATAACATTCCATATGAAGTTAAACTTTTACTAGAGAATCCTAAATGATTGTGTCTTAATTTAGACTCAGGGTATAAATCTCCTAAAGCCATCAACTCATAATTTTTAATCCTAGTATCTTGATTTTGTAAATCAGATACTGCACTAAATCTAAGGGCAGCAGAGCCACTGCTTGCTCCCCATGTTTGTATTTGTAAATTACCCTCATTAAGTGTTTCTTCTAGAACAAGGTCTCTAACTGAACTTTCTGGTGGTGTTAAAGCAGAATTGTCTGAAAGTTTATACAAATAATTACCAGTAGCAGTTTGATAGTGTGCATTATAATCTGAATCAATTATATTACTACCTTCTATTGGAGTGGTGTTATTTGTTAATAATAATGTTGGTGATAGTGACGCACCATCTGGTCTAATACAATAAGACGGTGCAGCCGCAGACATGCTTAAATTTCCTAAATCATTATAAATAGAATTTACAGACGTTTGGCTCAAACTTCCTGGTGTAAATGTTTGAAGGTCTTGGTACTTAAAAATTCCAGAAGATAGATAGTTATATCCACCATGAGTATTTTTTAATTTATGAAGGAACCCTGCTTTTGGTATATTATTATTTAAGAAGTATAAATAAGAATTGCTATCTGTAAATCTAGTATCAGATGTATTCGTTTCAATACTTGCTAACACAATGGGCATAGTCGGTGCAACTGTTAATGTGGTTGGTTCACCTTCCTTTTCTATTTTATTTACAATTGTATAATAATTATGAGAAGACGAAATTATTTTACTAGATTCTGTAGGTACTGGATTATCTTCATTTCCAAGTTTAAATGCAAATTTAGAATCTTTGCTTTTTAATCCCTTCACGCTAGAAATGTGATAACCTAAAGAACCGTCCTCTCTATAACTACCCGTAGCAGAAGTATATGGCAACGATGAAGTAGATTGATTTCTGTTTGCATCATATATCAACTCTTCACCATCAATGAAAACAAGGCCTTTATCGCTTGCAGAAACTAAGTCAGTTGCATTAGAACTTGCTAATGGATTTACATTTAAGGCTTTAACAGCAGTTTGATAAAATTTATTAGTAGTAGTATTAGTTAAACTTACTGCTTTAACGGGTGTATTAGAACTACCATTACCTGCTAATGCACCATCTCTTAATGTTACTGTATTACCAGAAACACCATGAACTTCTCCTATTAATGTCATGTCGGATTTAAAAATTAAATCATACTTTGCTAAAGAAGAAGCACTGGTACTTGTGAAGGTGGTAGCACCAGCAACTAAAGTACCACTAACAGCAATACTAATTGTTTCTGATGATAAAAACATTGGGTTTAAAGAAGAATAAATAATATCATTTGTATAGTTTAAATTCTTATTGACAGTATTATTTAGTAACTTAGCCAATTTATCTCTACCTGTAATCTCATAGGTGACTAATCCTTTATCATTTTTAGCCACTGTGTCTTCTACATTACCTCTAAATATCTCTTCATCTATAGCATAATTACCAGATAAATAATACATAAAAGACGGTTTATATGTAGCAGAAGTTCCTGTTGGGATATATAATTCTTTATCAGAATCCTGTAACTTTAGATACTTAGTTTCTGAATCACCATAATCAATTGGTATATCTAATCCTATAAACTCCCCAGATAATAATACTAGTTTATTATTATAAAGTGAAGAACTAGATTTAGATACAGTATTACCGTTCATTGTTAATCTTTTAAATGCATTTGAAGCATATACTACTTCTGTATCCATTGGTGTATTTGAAATCAACCCACCATTCCAAGAAGCAACATAGGCATTTGCTTTATCAAATGTTACCATTGATGACATGTTACTATATACATTATCCTTTGTGCCTCTTACTTTGTTTACGGTAAGCGTTTGAGTTCTATATGATATATCGGGGGCAGCAATTGCAGAGACCATGTAGTAGTTAGTACCAACTCTAATGGAATCTCCTGACTTAATTAAAGAATCATTTCTACAATCAAACCCTTCTGGTATTTGATTTAATATAATTTTATACCCAGATGCAGAATTACTAGTTACTGTATAAGGTAATTTAT